CGTGGCTGTTGCAAAAGTACCAATAACAGGTACGTCAGTCAATTTGCTAGCTACATTAGCTACAGCTGTGGCAGGTGCGGAAATGGTCCCTGATGTTTCTTCAGATTGTAGGGCTAAACCAGTAGTTGGTCCCATTATACGCACATCTTCTGCCCATGCATAGACCGCCACAGTAATACCAACTCCAGTGGCCCCATTGGCTGAGCGCAAATTAGCGTACTGCAAAAATTGCAAAACGCCCATACGTTCAAAATCAGTTGCCTTAGTGGCATCTAACCAATTACGGGGCCAAAGAAACGGTAATACCATTTCGGCACTAGACATTGATTGGGGTTCCAAGTAAACTCCAGGCACCTGTGAAAAAGGCACTTGATCTACATCATCATTATACGCACCACGATTATCAATTAGTGGAAAATAACAAGCTCTCAAACTACCAAAATAGAAGGGAGATGCATTTAACACAAATTTGAGATGTAAGCGGCAGGATATTCTACCAAAATTGTCCAACTTCTTGCGTATGTGGTCTGTATTAAAATACAGGTGCCACGGTTTAATGTCGGTTCTAGTAAAAGTATTCTCTTGCCACGTAAATTCGTGAATGCGCACAGGTCTACTTAAAAATTGGCCTAAATCGGCCATGGAATCCATATCGGTGTCATATGCACCGGAATCCATATCCCCCATGTCTAACCTTTGAGACATAGCTTCATCTTTGAACAATAAATTCTCAGCCGAAACAGTCTCTGGCGTTGCATGATCCGTAGCTGTAACATCTTCCTCCCCAGATTGGAGAGAAAGTCGTCTACTACTTTTCTTCCACGCTTTCGTGCGATGGACATCGTGTTTTCGGTAGTAATTATCCGCTATGCGGTTCTTACTTTCAAGCCACTCATACGTGGCTCTGTCACACGGTCCCACTAAACCTTTGCGTGGAGACAAACGGGTTCTACTCTTATTAAAAGAGGACACATTTTTCTTGCTCCCCTGCTGATGATGTGTCGCAACATCAACAGGATCTTGGCTGTTTTCTTTTTGATTTTTGTCGAGAATGATTCCTATGTGTGGTGCATTATCCTCATTTGCATCACAGGTGTTGGCTATTGTGGATCAACTAACACATCACTAAATAGTGACTTTGGGGAACGCCCAAGTGGATCTCGCGTACATCCCTTCTCCCAATATTAGCCAGATATATATAGGGATAGGTAACTATGCACTTACGACTACATTTTGGTTTAAAGGACCTTATAGTTCAGGCCCCGTGCTCAACTTAACATGTTGGGCACTTTCCTCCAGGATAATAATCCTGACTATTCTCCATATAGACATCATAGATCATGTCGAAAGTTGGGAAATCACGTTGAAGATATGGTGCAAGATCTTTCTCTCGCACTATCTCAAAAAACATGGCCCGTTTTTCATCAAAGACCTTACGTCCATAGAAGAAATACTCCGCTAACGCAGTAAACATAACATCAACAGCGTGCTGTTCTACACACACTACTTTTGATGGTATGTGCATAGTAAGCATCTTTGCAATCGATGCATGTTCAATCTGCGCCACGTGATGCCCAATCTCCGGTTCATAACGCCAACCTCTCTTCAAAAATGTAACATCTGAGATGTTAACAAAAGGTACAGAGGCTGTCTCTTTGTCCGCCATCGTGTAAACAACACCAATAGTGCTGAGCTTATCAACCAATACAGTATGGTCGAAATTATCCACATGACGGGCAACACCCATAATATTGTCATCACCATAGGTCATAAGACTGACAGATTCCTTGAATTCTGTCAAGTCATTACCAGCCAAAGCCCATGAGTACCTAACGTACAAGGCATTGACAAGACCA